CAAGGGTGACCTTGTTTATCATAACCGTCTTCATAACTCTATTCAGAGTTTAGATAGTAAAGATAGGATAGAACCTCTCGTGATTGGTTTATTTGGCCAACCTGGACAAGGAAAGAGTTCAGCTCTACCAGAGCTATTGAATTCAATTTCCCGTTTATTTCCAGGTGTCTCTCGAGATAATCTAGTTTATGAGCGGACTTGTAACGTGGAATTTTGGGACGGATATAACGAACAACCAGTAGTCATCTTGGATGATATTGGTCAATCGAAATCGGGTGATGATATTAAAGAGTTCCAAACTCTTATTTCATGTAACCCTTATGTCCTTCCTATGGCAGACTTATCAGAAAAGGGAAAATTATTTAATTCTCCTATTGTGATTTGTACTTCCAATCTCCGTTACGGTGAAGATCTGACTCCTGTTTATGAACAAGCTTCGGGAATATTAGATGATGCCTCATTTTGGCGTCGTTTTCATATTCCGATTCTTGTTGAACAGGGTAAACTTTACCAACTATCATTTAAACCATCTTGGGTGAGAGAAGAAAACTTCATTCTCCCCGATTTGATCCGTGATAGTAGTAAAGTTTCTACTGATCTTCAAGGTCCAATCAAGAATTCCCGTATGTATTATCAAAGGGTTCCTCAATTTAAGAAAATCTCCAGGACAATGGTTACTTCCGATATTTGGAAGCCCATTGCCAGAGATGAACTTAAATCGAGAATCCTCGATGAATATAAAACGAGAACTAGATTTCATGATAACTTTCGTAAGACATGGACACAGAAGATTGATTCAAAGATTGATCAACCAATTGAGAATATTGGAGAAGAGTTTTGGTCTAAACAGATCGAACCCTACCTCCCAGAATCTCTTGGCTTTGATTGTTCTCCGGAGGGAGACAACAACCATCATTCTTTGACTTTTTCTTCTTATCCTCCAGATGGACCTTTACCTGTCCGAGTTCAACCAATTGTTGAACCTCTTAAGGTAAGGACTATTACTGCCGGAATCGGTGATACATTTTGTTTGAAGCCTCTTCAGCGTGCCATGTGGCATGCTTTAGGAGAGGAACCTCAATTTTGTCTCACCCACGGTACTAATAATCTCATTCCAGC